AAAGTGTTGAAAGAAAAGTCATTAAGCATTGCGAAGAGATATCTGGTGAAACTGGATTGGTAATATCTGAGTATCAGTTTGCAAGGTATATAAATATATATCTAGAAGAGGATGGCATCTTGGGAGCACCCCTTCTATCTCCACACTATGATGAAACATTTAAAGAGCCAAGATTTACATTTGATTATCAAATGAGATCAAACACTACTTGGCCACTCGTAGTTGAAGAACGTGAGTATCCATTGGAAGACAACCAGGCGTTAACATTTTCTGGAACACATCAAATTCATTGGAGAACAAAAAAAGTGTTTTCTGATGAAGATTTTGTAGACATGATATTCTTTCATTTAAAGAAATCTGATGCTGAACCAAAAGGTGCAGACGTTAATAGTATTATGAATGAAAAAGCAAAACATTTCATCAAAGTATATGAGGCACAATAATGCCTGAGTTGCACAAGTATCTTACTGGGTTTGACAAATATACCCAGACCCTACCATTCTATGTTGACAATCTTTTTACATCAGAGCAAGATAAAAAGATTAGAGATATCATTGAAGAAAATAGAAAACTAGAACCATTTATTATTGGTGACAGAATTGAAGATGGATACATTAGAATGTCTGAGTTCAGAAGTAGGTTTCAGCCAAAGATAGCAAAGAATATGTCACGAACTCTTATTGAGTTTGATATGCCAGAAGATTGCGAAAAGCGTTTAGATGAAATTGCTAAACCTTTATATAATGGAGATATAGCATTGTGCCATTGGAATTACATTGATTATAATTTGAAGTATGGATATGGGGATAACTCTCCAGCACTTCCTCCACATTTAGATGCAGATGAAAATCTTGTAACTATTAACTACTGCCCAGACACAAACATTGAGTGGGACCTATATGTTGGAAACTGGAACGATACAGGGAATTTTACTAAGTACTCACTTCGTGGTGGTCAGACTATTGTATTTAGCGCAGTGAATCAGATACATTGGAGACCAAAGCGTAAATTTAAAGAGGGAGAGTTCTGCGAAATTATTAGCATGGATTATTGTCCAACTACAAGTTATAGATTTACTGGAGAGCAGAATCCAATAGATCCAGAGCATTTTCCAGCCAAAAGAACAGAGTATCTGAATGAACTTCAGTCAAGACCTGATATGCAGGCAGCGTTTAAACTTTGGGAAGAAGAAGGATTAAGAGACGGAATATCAAAGAAATCGATGGGATAAAAATGGAACAAAATGGTACAACAATAGATATGATAAATGGTCTGTCCGAAATTGCAGACTACATGAATGACGAAGAACTTACAACTGCTTTAACTTTTATTGCCAAGGTTATCCTTAAACCAGATATCCCATTAAATGTTGCAACTGTTGAAATAGTTAGACTTCAAGCAATCGCAGCAAAGATGGCACTAAAGGCTACATGGATGGCCAACGTAGATAAGTCTGATCGTGGAAAGAAAAACTTATACTACACCGCAGCCGAAGCAATTAATAATCTTGTTTCTGCATTAAAGTACACAACCAGGTAATTTCTGCTATACTTATATGAACGGAAACGAGAATAAAAACAATGACAAAAAATTTACTAAAATCAATAATGATTAAACCAGAACCACTTCCAGAGGATAGTTTTGATACAACGGAAATGATTCAAAAGATCCAGTCTGGATACCTTGAAGGACGTGGACCTAAGCATACACAAAAGAAGACCTTTGCTCCATCAACGATTGCCTATGGGCACGGAGAGTGTCCTAGATACTGGTATCTCGCCTTTGATGGTCAAACATTTGAAGATAACAATGATGCTTATGGTGTTGCCAACATGACTGCTGGTACAAAGTCTCATGATAGAATTCAAGATGCAATGATGGCTTCTGGTATTGCGGAAATATTCCGTGATGCAAATGATAATCCAACAACAGAGTTTAAGATTGTTAATCAGGATCCTCCTATCTTTGGATATGGAGATGCCATGCTTAACTGGCAAGATGAACAGATTGTTGGAGAAATTAAAACAATGATGAGTGAGGGATTTGAGTATCGCAAAGCAAAGCGAAAGCCAAAGACTGGTCACTTAATTCAATTACTTATTTATATGAAGATCCTTAAGAAATCAAAGGGTGTTCTTATTTATGAAAATAAAAATAATCACGAGTTGCTAGTTCTTCCCGTAACAGTGAACGATCATTACCGTCGGTGGGTAGACCAGGCATTTGATTGGATGAGAGAAGTTCGTAGGGCTTGGGTAGATAGAACTCTTCCTAAGAAAAACTATAGAGCAAATTCCAAGATATGCAAGTCATGCCCAGTACAAAAGGCGTGTGCGTCCGCAGGCGAAGGGGATCTTAAAGTCAAATCCTTGGAGTCATTGGATGAAGAATTGTAATTGGTGCGACAACCAATTTAAGGCTACTGTATCCTATCAGGTATATTGTTCTACAATATGTCGAGAGGCTGCTACAAAACAAAAGATTGCATCTAGGTATCTTCATGCAAGAAGACAAAAGCGTATAGGCAAAAAACGTCTATGTAAAAATTGTCAACTTGAATTGTCGATTTACAACGATGAGCCTATTTGTTTTGAGTGCAATATTAATCCATCAGATGTAAAAAAAGTTTTAAAAGAGATCAAGCGGATGGCAAAAGAATGAAGTTATCATTAATAGATCAAAACCTACCAAAAAGTATTTGCGCTATTGATGCAAGTACAAATAGTTTAGGCTTTGCACTTTTTGATACTCAACAAGAAACGTTGGGCGCTGTAGGTAAGATAAAGTTTCAGGGAAATAATACCTATGAAAAAGTTATGGATGCTGGTAAAAAGGTAAAGGCTTTCTTTGATTATTATGGAGGTTTTGAGGCTATTGTAATTGAGCACACAGTATTTATGAATAGTCCCAAAACAGCAGCAGACCTAGCCCTTGTTCAGGGTTCAATCCTTGGTGCTGCAGGTCTAACTGGTACAAAAGTAATAGGAAGAGTTGCTCCTATAACATGGCAAAACTACATAGGCAATAAAAAAATATCTAATGATGAAAAGTTATATATTAAGTCTCAAAATCCTGGAAAGTCAGAGTCCTGGCTCAAGACCTATGAAAGAGATTTAAGAAAGCAAAGAACCATTAGATATATTAATACAATGTATGATAGAACTATTACAGATAACGATGTGGCTGATGCTTGCGGTATAGGTCATTGGGCAATTAATAATTGGGAAAAGGCGGTTCAAATATGAGTCGGGAACCTTTTAATTTTAAAGAAGAGGATGAAGATGTAATCCTAACAGTTAGGACTCTTTCTCCAGGAAAATGGTTGCTCATTGATCGTGAGACTGGTCAGGTATACGTAGGAAATCCTGGGGGATACTGGGATAAACTTAAACCAATTGACAGGGTTGACAAATAACGCTATGGCTGCTAAACTATATACAAGTGAATCTTTTATGCGTAAAAGATATATTATGGACAAGAAGACACCAGAAGAGATTGCAAAGGAGTGCGGGGTTAGCCTAGAAACTATCTACGTATACCTTGCAAAATTTGGATTAAGGAAGTCAAAGAGATGAAAAAGACAAACAAGGCATTAGTTATTCTGTCATTAGCCATGTCTGCTGGTTTGGCATACACGATTTTTACACTTAAAAATTTACCAGAGGGTTTTGATTGGGATCTAGAAGAGGAGATAGACAATGAGTTCTGAGACACAATTTACAATTGGTCAAGTTTGTGATGAGATTAAGAATATGCTTATTACAAAGAATAAATCATATGGAGACTCAGCGTTAAATCCAGTTCGGATTTTTTCTATCTCTGACAATATTGAACAGTTGCATGTTCGAATTGACGACAAACTTTCTAGAATCACTAGGGGTGGAGCATTTATTGGTGACAACGACATTGATGATTTGATTGGTTACCTTATACTATTAAAGATAGCAAGGGAGTTAAATCATGTCGACTGAAGAAGATTTAGTTAAGCACCTTGACCAAGTTAATCTTGTAGTTGAGGAATACTTAAAGGGAAATGATCCAACAGTAATTTCTAAGCAACTAGATATTCCACGCACACGTGTTGTTACATTAATTAATGAGTGGAAAGTTATGGCATCTGCAAATGATGCAATCAGAGCACGTGCTAAGGAAGCACTTGCTGCTGCAGATACACATTACAGCAAACTAATATCAAAGTCTTATGAAGTTATTGACGAGGCATCAATGACGAATAACCTTGGAGCAAAGACTCAGGCAATTAAATTAGTTATGGATATTGAGTCAAAAAGAATTGATATGCTTCAGAAGGCTGGACTACTTGAAAATAAAGAGTTGGCTGATGAAATGATTGAAATTGAAAATAGACAAATGGTTTTGATGTCAATTCTAAAAGATATTGCGTCAGAATATCCGCAAGTTCGTGACGAGATTATGAAAAGGCTTTCATCTATTGCCAAAAAGGATGAAGTAATAACCGTGGTCCAAGATGTATGATGAGTTTTTAGAAGCCCTCAAAGATAATAACTTTGAAGAGATTCCAGTAGATGCCAAAACATTTGTTGAGGGCGATGCCTTCCTTGGCCAGCCTGGACTGTCTGATATTCAGTATGACATTGTTGAGGCAATGAGTCAGATATATAAAAAAGAAGACTTGATAGAATTAATGGGGGAAGAAGAAGGATCCCAATACTATGACAAGTACACAAAGAACGAAATTATTCTACAACTTGGCAAGGGATCTGGAAAAGACTTTACATCAACCGTAGCATGCTCGTATATTGTATATAAGTTATTATGTTTAAAAGATCCAGCAAAATATTTTGGGAAGCCATCTGGAGATGCTATTGATCTTATTAACGTTGCTATTAACGCTCAACAGGCCAAGAACGTTTTCTTTAAAGGTTTTAAAACAAAAATTGAAAAGTCCCCATGGTTTGCTGGAAAGTATTATGCTAAAGCAGATTCAATTGAGTTTAACAAGTCTATAACTGTTTATTCTGGACACTCAGAGCGTGAATCGCATGAGGGTTTAAATCTTTTACTTGCAGTTCTTGATGAGATTTCTGGATTTGCATCTGAAATTGGTACAGGAAATGATCAAGGAAAAACTGCAGATAATATCTATAAGGCTTTCCGTGGATCAGTTGACTCACGCTTTCCTGATTTGGGAAAGGTTGTATTGCTTTCCTTCCCCCGTTATCCAGGAGACTTTATTTCAGAAAAGTACGATGCAGTTATATCTGAAAAAGAAGTTATAGATCGTACACATAAGTTTGTAATTAATCCATTGCTTCCAGAAGATAGTGCAGACAATACATTTGATATTGCTTGGGACGAAGACCATATAGTTTCATATAAATATCCTGGGGTATTTGCACTCAAAAGACCAACATGGGAAGTAAACCCAACAAGAAAAATTGATGACTTTAAAATTGCTTTTATGACAGACCTTGGAGATGCCATGATGCGTTTTGCATGTGTCCCAACATTTGCTTCTGATGCATTCTTTAAGCAACACGAGAAGGTAAGGTCTTGTATGACATCAAGAAATCCAGTTGACACCTTTAAAAGATTTGATGAGTCATTTAAGCCAGATCCAACCAAAAAATATTATGTGCATGCTGACCTTGCACAGAAACATGATAAATGTGCAGTTGCCATTGCCCACGTAGAAAAATGGGTAAATATTCAGGTAATTAATAACTACGAGCAAGTAGCACCAATAGTGGTTGTAGACGCAGTTGTTTGGTGGGAGCCAAAGGTAGAGGGGCCTGTAAATCTTTCAGAGGTCAAGCAATGGATTCAAAACCTAAGAAGGCTTGGGTTTGATGTTGGCATGGTTTCTTTTGACCGTTGGCAGTCATTTGATATTCAAAATGAATTACAGCAAGTAGGAATGAGAACTGATACTGTTTCTGTTGCTAAAAAACATTATGAGGATATGGCAATGCTTGTGTATGAAGAAAGATTAGTAATGCCAGCAATCGAACTTTTGTTCGAAGAACTAACCCAGTTAAAGATTATGAAAAATGATAGAGTTGATCACCCACGCAAGAAGTCAAAGGACTTGGCTGATGCTGTGTGTGGAGCAATATTTGGGGCAATATCACATACCCCAAAAGATATAAATACTGAGATAGAAGTCCATACCTACAAGGATAGGCCAAAGACTCCAGAGGAGCAATTTGACATGGACTCTCGAAATGTGATACAATATAAACCTAGTCAATTAAAAGACATTGAAGATTATTTGGCTGGACTAAATACACTATAAAAAGAAAAGAGATAAAATGAATTCATTCAAGAAAGTATCGCTAATCATCGCTGCAGCCCTGACTAGCACAATGCTTGTATCGCCAGCAGCTAACGCTAATGCTGGAACTGTCACACTAACAGTGGCGGGATCTGCAGAAACGGGTGGAACAGTTGTAACAACACCTGTATCTCTACCA